TTTGCGGCCAAAGTTGATTCCGATTTCGACATTGAAAATTCGATTAAAACTACAGCTATTGGAGATTTTACTTCGACCATCAACGATTTAGAGTCAGCGTTTGCCAATCTGAATATGAAAATGGAAAAGTGTGCCATGTTAGGCATTCAGGGAATTGGGCGTGAATCTTATCCTTTTGATGAAAGCATTCCTGAAATTTACAAGAAAGTGATACATTGGAATGCGGCGCAATTGATTTCGCAAGCAAAGATAACTGGAGAAACACCATGAACAAAGCAGCAATAATGAGAGAAGAAGAAGTCGAACGTTTAATTCAAGAACGTGTCGATACATTGTTGTTAGAAAAAGGACCGATACCATTTGGTGTTTGGGTCAATCGTCCTGAGAACAAAGAGTATGCAGAAAAAAATAGTCCGGAGGCTACGTTAAAACGTTATCATGCACAAAGTTATCCAGTGATGAGAAAAATTTGCACCAAAATAGTTTCAGGGATATTGAGACAAATTGAGAACAAAATTCCGGTAGTTGTATTTCACGACAAATTATCAAGAGATTCATATCCGAATCAAATGATGTTGGAAACAATCATAGAATTATTGCAAGAGCATGTCTGATACCGTTCAAGAGCACTGGGCATATCATCAAAATCACAAAGCATATTCTACATACAGAGTAATATGTCGGGACGGTTCGGCGTATAAATATGACTTATATGAGCCTTTAGAGGTTAAGGAATTTGTTGAACTCTTTAGTCTGAAGCAACAGCAAAAAATAAGTAAGGTTGAGCCAATTCAGGAAAGCTTTCTTCATAGATTACTCAATGTTGAACCTAAACCGGAAGAAGAAGAATACAATGCGTTTATGGTTACATTTAGAAATAAGAGTATGAAGAAAATGTATACTGATTCCAAGATGTCTGTTCATGATTTTTTAAAAACTCTTGGAGACAAGATTGCAAGAGTCTCACATGTTCAGCCTGTACATTAGATATTTGGATAGTAATTAAGATGTATGCAATTTGCATACAACACAACAAACAATCATATTAACATAGTAGGAGAATGAATTATGGCAGATAGCACAACAGAAAATGGGCTACCGTTATTCTCAAGTTTAGATGTATCGAGCAAAGACCCAAAGGATAAGAAATCACAAAGTGAGTTGTATCTTAAGAATGCTCATCTTCCTCAAAGCAAATATTCCGATGGTTTAACGTATGTTGCATCTGCGCCAGAGAATGGTCTTTCGAATATGGTTTATAACCATAACGAGAATAGTGATGCGCCAACCTATGTAGAGAGAATCAATAAAAACGGGTCAGCAATTCTTGCTGCATTAGCAAAGGCTTCTGGTCCATCAGCACAATAAATACAATCAATTTCAGATGGGCTTTTATAGAACATAAATGAGCTACCTTCAGCGAAAGACAGTCGAAAGTCTTCCCGAAAATCTGAAAACAATAACAATATAATCTGATACCACAATAACAATGAAAACTGAATCTAACGACTTGAACAGGATACGACAAATTGTCGAGAATCGCGTGTATTCAATTATCAAAGAATACATCCCAAATTCTTATGAAATGGAAGACCCTGATATTACGGAAGATGAAGACGATGACTTTTCCATAAATGGATATGGTCCGAAGGTATCAGTTGACCCGCGCAATATACCAGTTGAATCACCCTTTAATTCATCTTTAGGGATGAATAGAGATGTTGATTTCAATCATATTGAAGAGAATCCAAAGAATGTCTCGTGGAAGGAACGAAGTGAATTAAATCCTGAAAAAGAAATAGTGTTTCATGGTAGAGCAATAGGTAAAATGGGCACCATCATTAAAGTTGATGTCGCTTCATTCGAAAAAGATGGTGTATTAAAACGTCCTCGTGAACCTCTTGTAAAATATATTCAGGCGCATAAACTCACAGTGGAGGAGAACCCTCCATCTTTGGATAATGCTCGGTTAATTCCAAAAGGAAAAAGTGTTAGCAAATTTTAACATCAACAATTTATGTCAGCCCAAAACAGTCCAAAGAAAGCAACACAAACACAACTAGAAGAAGCAGTTTCCAAGCAGTTGGTTAAATTGTTGCCGAACATATTAGGCAAAGTTCTTCAAGAACAACTTGGAGGAATTGTAAATTTAAATAGACCAAAAACAAAGGTCGATGTCCTTTTAGAAAGACGAGAATATCTTATGGATGAAGTCGCACGATTGGACGAAGAGATTTTGCAATTAGAAGAGTCTGGTGAGTACGGACAATATGGTTTGCAAGCACTAAAGGAACAATTATCTCCTCGACAAACTGCTTACAATACAGTTTCTGAATCTAAAATAGCGAGTTCTAAATACGCAGAAGTTCTTGCAAAGTCTCGTGAGAGCATGAGGAAAATGCATGGTGGTATTGATAGTGGAATTGATGAAAATGTGACTTCTAAAAACATCAATCCTCAAGATGCCATAATGAGAAATGTAATAACTGCTGGAACATCTAGTGGTTTTGGTGGTGCCCCAATTCAAGAAGCAAAAATCAATCAAAAAATAGAAAGAGTAATTTCCAATCCACATCTCAGCGAACAAGAAAGAACAACGTTGGCTCTTGTGCTTGGGACAGAAGGTATTGCAGAAAGTGCTCCTTCCGGAATTCCAATGATATAAGGTGATAATTTACACATTTCCAATATTGGATTTCCGACACATAATTACAGCATAACTCTAAATTGAACCAAATTATAATACAATGGCGAACCTATTAGACAATGAACTTTTCAAAAATGCAGTTGCAGATGTAATGGCTCTTAAAGAGGGGGCTGAGGCTGCTGCTCTGAATGTACTCGCCAAAAAGAACGAGAAGATTCTTCAAGAGACTGTAAAATCGTTGATGGAAGCAGACGATTTAGATGAAAAAGATACTGATACGGATGACGAAGATACCGATGAAACCGGTCCCGATTCTTCTTCTGATGCTCCAGTAGGAGATGCAACAGGAAGCGATGCAGGAGCAGGAGAGGATACAACCGCCCCAACTTCTACAGATGAAGCCGTTCCATCGACTGGAGATGAAACATCCGGAACTGATGGAATGCCAGAAGATGGAGATTCCGGTGAAGGAGAAACAATTCAATTGGACCCTAAGAAATTTGCACAAGCACTTGGTGATGCAGTTTCTCAGGCTGTTAAAAGTGCTGTCGAAGCTGCTGCTAATGGAGAATCTCAAATTGATTCTGGCGATTTAGAGGGTGGTGAAAATGATGGTGGAATTCCGTTTGAATCTCCAGATGGTGGAGAAGGCGAGGGAGATGATTATAGTGATGGCGATTTTGATAGTGATGATGATATTATGATTGTTCCAGATGGTTCAGAGGGTGGTGAATCGGAAGGCAATGAAGAAGGCGAAGAACATAATGATGCTCCACAAGGCAATGGTGGAAATACATTCATCATTCAAGATGAAGGAGAAGACGGTCAGGAACAAGGAGAAGGCCCGGACTTCGATACATCGAAGGACCACTTACGCGAAGAGCTTGAAAAAACAAAAGAACAGTTAGACGAATCAAACAACTTTGCAAAAAGCTTGGTGGAAGAACTACGAAGTATTCGTCTCTTCCAGCAAAAAACAGAATATCTAAAGACTATCATTGCTGAGAATTTCAATCAATTTGATTCTGTCACAAATCCAACTATTATCAAGAGTATTGAAAACGCAAGAGATATCATTTTAGAGAATTTCGATAATGCTGATACTTTGCAAGCGGCGGAAAATGTTTATCACAAGATGAACAAGACCGCTAAACATTTTGCAGGTCTTGTCAAAGCTCAACTTTTAGGTGAAGGACTTACTGCAAAGAATCCAGAAAAACCTGTCATTGCAGAAGGCGCAACAAAGGGTAAAAAGAACTTCAATCTTGAGACCGCAAAGCGTACTGTATTAAAAGAGTCTGCCAATGCCAAAACCACTTCCTCTACTGGAACAGCAAAACAAGGACTACTTGAAAGTGCTGTTGCGACGAGAACCCCAACTGATGAAGAGACATCGAACTTTTGGTCCGGTTTGAGAAAATTCTATTAAGATAATACCACTGACAGGAATATAATTAGAAGCGTCCCTAAAAATTTCCTGTCAGTTTTTACAAATAATACAAATGCGAAAGATACAGTAGTATTTAAAACGCATTGCTCTATAAACAATAGCAACGAAAACCTAAACAACTTTAGATTTTCAAAATTTTAAGACAATTTAAACCATAGACAATTTCAAATGGCGAATTACAATTTAACACATGACATCATCCTTGAGATGACTCGCGACCAAAACGCTTCTAACAAACAGAAGGAAGCAGAACGTTTGGTAGAGAAATGGGGAGTTACTCAGCTTCTGGAAGGTCTCAATCCAGAGAAAAAGCAGAACCTTGCGTTCTTGCTTGAGAACGAAGCAAAGGAACTTCGCGCAAAAATTCTCAATGAGCAGACCAACGTTGGTGACATTGCAGGATTTAACAAAATCGCATTCCCACTTGTACGTCGTGTATTCGCAAGTCTTTTGACGAATGACATTGTATCGGTTCAGCCGATGCAGATGCCAGCAGGACTTGTATTCTACACGGACTTTACGTATGATAGAACTCGTGCTGGTCAGACAGCAGGTGGTTCGGTCTATGGTGACAGAGATACCGTACAAGACCCGACAATGGGCGGTATTGGACCATCTAAGGGTACGGGTGGATTCTATGACTTCGCAGGTCTTGGATATGCCAACCGTATTTTCACACTCGGAACATCGCGACCATCTTATGCTTCGGTAACTGCAACCAGCTATCGTATTAGTGGTACTCTTAGCGGATTCGACTTCACCGTTGACAATGCAAACGTTGTTGATTGGATGAGCCGTTATGAAATGCGTCCATGTCTATCCGGTGAAATCAATTTTGAGCAGAATGGTATCAACAATCAGTATTCGACTGCATGGAATAGCTTCCGTAGCACCAATGCAATCAAGTCTCTCAGTGCTGATTCCTTAGCAACAAGAATTGACAATACGCTTACGGAGTATCCATCAGGTGGAACAACCGTTCGTATTTATTCCACTGCTAACCTTGCTGCAGCTTCCGCTTCTGCAATGGCACAAGCAATTCTTCTTGGACGTGTCAAGACACTTCTTCAGGATTCTGCATCAACCAATGGTGCTCAGACATTGCTTGGTGATTTTGAAAACACGATTGAGATTCCTCAAATCAACTTCAAGATTCTTAGCTCACAGGTCTCCGCTCAAACCAAGAAGTTGAAGACGGTATGGACTCCGGAAATGTCTCAGGATTTGAACGCTTTTATGGCGCTGGACGCAGAGGTTGAACTTACGAACATCCTTTCCGAACAGATTGCTACTGAAATTGACCGTGAAATTCTTTCAGACTTGCTCTCGGTAGCTTACGTAAAGGCCGCATGGAGCCGTATGATTGGTCGATATGTCTATATTGACAGAACAGGCGCAATCCAAGACGCAACGTACCAAGGTGTCTTCACAGGAACTCAGGCTTTCTATGGCGACCAAGACCAGTGGCACAACACTCTCGGTCACGTTATGAACGCTGTATCGAACCGTATCATGAAGCTCAACTTGCGTCAAGGTGCTAACTGGGCAGTGGTCGGACCACAGGTGTCTTCCATTATTGAAACAATGGGCAAGCAATTCGCTTCCAGTGACAATTCTACGGATGACGCAAATAGTCAGTACACGTTTGGTATTGAGAAGATTGGTACTATGAATCGCTGGACCATCTTCAAAGACCCATACTTCCCAGAAGATAGAATGCTTCTCGGATACAAGGGTAAGAATGCTCTTGAAGGTGGATACATTTGGTGTCCCTATATCCCTTTGATAGTTACCCCGACTATATTCAATCCGGACAACTTTAACCCCATAAAAGGTTGTATCACAAGGAATGGTAAGACCGTTATTCGTAACGATTACTATGGTGTGATTAGAATTTTGAATCTTGATTTCTACACATTCTAAGTGTAAAAAAAGATTTACAGAGAGGCCGCATTAGCGGCCTCTTTTGTTTTATGCTCTGAATAATTTCATTCCAAGTATTTTTAATCCCTATAAATTTGCCCCCAATAATGGGAACCAAGTATTTATATTGATGGTTGTGCATATTCAATTAAAGAATCAATTTATGAGAAAAGATGGAACACTTTACGGAGAAAGAGAAATAATACAATTTCAATTAGATGGGAAATTTTTAAGAACTTTTCCGAGCATAAGAAACGCTTCAGAAGTAACTGGAATTCTGGAAAGCGCATTGGTAAAATGTCTTTCTGGAAAAACATCCAAATCCTTCGGAAGCGTTTGGAAATATCGGTCAGAATTTGGGGCAAAATTGCCATCAATAATAGACGTTCAATTGAAAATAAGTGGCGGACATCATAACATTAAACCGATAGCGCAATATGATTTAGATGGCAAATTAATAAGAATTTTCAATACTATTGCAGAGGCCGCTAAAAATTTAAATGTTGATGTGTCTAATGTAAAGCGATGTGCTCGCGGAAAATCCAATCAAATCAAAGGATTCATATTTCGAAAACTTGAGAACTTTCCAAATGGAGAAGCGCCACAAATTTTAGATGTCTCATTTCTCGAAAAACGAAATGAAAGTAAGCGAAAACGAGTGTTGCAATACGACCCGGACGGAAAATTGATTGGAGAATGGTCCTCAGCAAAAGTTGCCGCAAAAGCGTTTGAAATTGCAAAAGAAACAATTCAAGATGCTTGTACTGGCAAAACAGATTATGCCATTGGTTGTGTTTGGAGATATGATGGCGACAAATTAAACTTACCAGAGGAATAATAATGAACCGTTTTTGGATATACACGCTTCTTGAACCAGTCAATTTCAAACATCCATCAAATTCTGAATGGATTGTGCGCTATGTAGGATACACAAATGACCCATCCGAACGATATAAAACGCATTTGAAGGAGTGTTGGCTTGGCAGAAGTCATAAGGAAAAATGGATTCGTTCTCTCATTCAACAAGGAATAATTCCAAAAATGGAAATTGTGGACTGGGGAGAAACTAAGATGGAAATCGAAAATCTTGAAAAAGAATACGTACGATTGTTTCGAACCATCTGCTCTAAAGAACTGACAAATGGTGATGGAGGAGGTCGTGGCGGCAAGGTTTTAACCGCAGAAACTCGAAAGAAGATATCGGATTCAAAGCGCGGAAAAAATCTTTCAGATTTTCACAAGAATCAAATAAGCAAAGCATTAAGCGGAGATAAAAATCCGTTCTATGGTCGTCAACATACAGCAGAAACCAAAGCCTTCATAGGACAAAACAACAAGTTTAATGTAAACAAACCAATTCTTCAATTGGACCTTAACACAGGAGAAGTCATTAAGCAATGGAACTCAACGTATGAAATTTTCGAAGCTCTTAGAATCGACAACAGTTCAATCACAAAGTGTTGCAAAGGAAAGAGGTTTTCTGCTGGTGGATTTAGGTGGTCTTACTTTTCTGAGCCAATAATATAAAAATAGGCTTTCCGTTTCTATTCACAAGATATATGTTTCCGTTTTGAGAGCACTTGAATCTAAACACCGTTTGGTCTTTATCGCAATCTAATGGCAATAACTCAAAGCAGAGTGGACATTCAAACTTCCCGTCTATAATTTGGAATGGTTTTGCTTGCAACATGTTTTTAAATTTTATTGGAATCCTGAGAACCAAAATCATACTGGATTGGTTTCGACCTCCCATGAACATTATTATAAGACGGATAGGATTGAAGATAACGTTATTCCTTGATTGTTACTTTGTTTATCCGTGTCTTACTCCTCATGGCAAGCGTAGAGGCATCTTAATGCGTTATGAACAGTTTGGACTTAGAAAAAGATAAAGATGATTGAAGTACCAATTACAGAAAGAACACAGAGCTATATTCAATGTCCCAAATGTAAAGAGAATTACGAAGCTGGCTTTGGTGTTAGACATTTATTAATAATGAGGAACACTTCGTTTGGTCCTTGGTATTGCAATTCTTGTGGCACAAAGATAAGTGGAGAGATTAAAGATGGTCGCGTATTTATTGTCGAGCATCCAGAATCAGAACGCAAGAGGTCGATTGCAGTGTTGTTGAGGCGCAATAACCTCTATCTCGTTGTAAAAGGAATGGCGTTTAGAGACAAAGACAAAGATGAAGAGGAACATCAAAGATTTTATTACGAAGAGCACACATGTTCTATGAACTATATGCGAGAGATAATAGAAGTGTGGGAGAGTCGATATGATAAATTGGAGGTTGACCCACACGGTTTGTTTGAATATGTTCGTTCAGTAGAAAATGATTGTGACAGAGAACAAGACTGGGAATGTGTATTCCCGGAATTAAAACAAGCCGAACAGGAAAACAATCTTCGCACAATAGCAAAAGAAATTGCACAGGCTCTTTGTCCGGGAAATACAAGTAGACTCCAAATAATGTATTTGGGTTCAGACAAAAAAGAAACTACCGATAGAGCAGGATGGGGCAAAAAAATAATTGAAGACATGATTGAAAGAATATTGTCAGAGAGATTATGAAGAGAACTAAGAATGTCGAAATAGAACGTTATGAAGCAGAGGTTAGAAATGTGTGGAGAGTAATGGGCAAAAGTAATGGTCAACTTCTTGGTACAATTACACAATTGAATAATGGTAGATATGGATTTATTTCCACATTCAATACTCCTCTTACAAAAGGACTTGATGAAATTCAAGAATTTCTTGATGAATGGAATGCCTTTGAAATTGCGATTAAAATTCCTTTAATCAACCCAAATATTCTTCATGATGAAGTCGTCACAAAGCATAAAAAATCGTATGAACAGTGTGATGCCGGAACACAGATTCGTTCAACAAATTCAAAAAAAACAGAGTTTGGCCAATGCATGACAAAAACAAATCAAATTATAAATGGTTTTTATAGATGCTATCAACACAGGGACACAAATCGTTATCCAAAATACGAGAAGTTAAGAAGATGCGAATCTAGAGTAACGAGGCGTGGAAGTAAACCGCACCAATGCACAAGAACGGCTTCACAAATTATAAAAGGTTCTCATAGATGTTTTCAACATGACGATACGAATTATCATCCAAATTATATAGGACTTTAAAACAATGTCAAACTGGGAAGAAAACAAAGCTAAAAATATCGAGATAGCAAAGTTTCTTGGATTCAAGGTCGAAGAAGACATGGTTCTTGATTCTGGTGGTAGAAGGTATTTTGATGGGGATATGGCATATCACATGGTTTATGATGGTGAAACTGTAGATGGTGATGATATGACGGCTTCACATCAAGCCTCAGAAGAGGAAGTGTGGGACCGTATCACTCCAAGTTTTACAACTGATATATGGGCAGTTCAACGTTATCTCTTCGACTACTTCAAAGAAAAGAAATGGTATGTTCGAATCGAGGGACCATGGTATTATGAGGGTTATGAAGAACCAGTTAATGGATTTGTTTGCAAGATATACGATGGACCAATTATGTCAGGTCCAGATTGTGATTGTAAACATTGTCATCCAACTATAGGTTTTGGAACGTCGGATTATTTATCAGGAGCAGTTAGTGAGGCGTTTTTACAAATCATGAAACAGAAATGATACGAGATACAACATGCAGAAAATGCAACCAGCAAACGCGCTACGAAGCTGATACTGGAAAGAACAAGTGTACTCATTGTGGTACAAAATTTTGGGCTACATCAGGCCATGATGGTAAATGGTTTAGTGTGGAAATTTGGAACGAGAAAGACTTAAGAGAGATAGAACTAGATGTGAGCCTCTTTTTAGAGATAGGTAGAAAAGAAAATTTCGAAGAAATTTTTGCATATCTAACGAACGAATGGTTTGAGCGATATGGCTATAGTCCTTTAGGATATTCTAGGCTTAACAAAAAACAAGAAAACGTACTTAATTCAATTTGGAGTGACAGAGATTCAAAAGAAGCGGCACTGATAACTAATGCCTTAATTGTTGCTCTTAAAAAATCGAACTCTGAGATTGTTCAAGCTATGAACACTGCTCAGAAGAAACGACTTGAGAACATACACATTCGTTATTTGTTGCATGCTGAATCGGTTGACAACGAATGGGAAAAGGACATGCGTTGGCTTGTCGGTATGTTAAGAGAACTACATATTGAATTTAGAGAATCAGATGACAGCAAAACCTATTGATATGATGAGTACAGAGGAATTTTTCGAATCTTGCAACTATGGGATTATAGTATGACAGTATTTAAATATATTTGGCCATACGATATCGGAGATATTATGATTGTAACTCACGGTCCAAAACCCAATCTTTTCCCATTCGAAGTTGTTGAGATTGATAGTAAAGGATGTGTGACCAAGAGCAAATTAAGAAGTGATTTGGTTGATGAGGCTCAGATTTGGTTTGATGAGCACAAAGAATTCATCATAGCTGATTTCAAACAAATAAGAGAAGAAGCCGATGAGCGTATCAAAGCTAATTTTAAGCAAATGAGAGAAAAAGATTAATGCAAGATGATTTACTTTGGCAGTGAGGTTCAAGAAGCACTTACATATTTCAAAAACAAATGGGCTGGTAACACACAACAAATTCTTGAATTATCGAAGGAAGAAAAGCTACTAAACAACATTGTTATTCCTGCTTTCTTGAAGTTGATTAAACATTATGTTGATGGTTATAAACTCAATCAAATTCCAAATATTGAGGACGTTAAGCAAGACTGCTTGTCACATCTTATTGAGGCAATACAGATGTATGATTTAAGAGATAAGCCGTTCTCTTACTACAATACTTGCGCTCGTAACTTTTTGTGGAGTGCTATCAACCGAGAGAAAAAATACGTTCGAATATTTGATAAGACCGAAGAACATAAAAAGAACAACATTCAAACTCTCACACTTATCGAGGTAGAATTTCTAAAAAACTCAGTGCTAGTCGATAATTCATATTTGACAAAGATGGACGAAGAGTTTGTTGACTTTCTCCTGTTTCGATTGCAAAACAAAAAGGATAGAAACAGACTACTCAAATATATCATACAGATACTGGAATCCAGAAATAACATTGACTTGTCAAAGAAAAGGCATCTTTATATAATGTTGCGTGCCCTTTCTAACCTGAATACGAGGGACATCACAAAGTACCGCGCTCAATTGAAGGATTCATACGCATCAATCAAAGATTTATATTACTGCTGAAATTTCGGTAAACAGTAAATGATGTTTCCGTTTAGACTGAGGATGTGTGTGCTTTGCAGTGAGTCTTCAATCTCTTTAATTGTTGGCCATTGGTCTCTCTTAAAGAGATGAGCGTGAGGGGCTGTGGTCCAAAACGATTCACCGAACATAAAAGCATCATCAATAAAGATAATAGAGTGTGGTGCAAGTTCTTTAATGACCTTCAACTCTTCCAAAAGTGGGCATTCTCCATATTTCAAATCCAATTCTGTTTTCGATATTCCTTGAAAGTGTGCATCGAGCCAGAATAGAATGGTTTTGTTAAGTAGATTTGGTAGAATCTCTCTGAGAATATCTGGAGATGTTCCAAGGTAAATGTGTACGTTTTCTTGTTTGGCGTATTTGGCTTGCGCCTTTGAAATCAACTCTTCGTCTACATCTATAGAATGAAATTCAGAATAGAAACCACTATCAATTGCGACCTGCAATGATTCCGCTCGATAAGTGCCGGTTTCTATAAAAATGTCTGCTTTGAACAGCGGTAGAATGATTAGTCCCATATTATAATTACTGACAGAACCATTCTGAAACTTGAATAGTTTAAAACATCTATGGTAATAAAAAAAGGCGACAAATATTTCCGTTTCCATGTCTGGTTGTATTGGCATTCTCAAGTCATACTGTGGCTTATTGAAAAAATAAGCGGAACACATCTTGTTAGAACATCTCAGTACATTGACGGGAAAACTACCAATGTGACTTTTGAATGGAAAAAAATCAATGGCTAAAGACACAACACCAAGCCCAATACGATATTACATTCGATGGGACCAGAAGCAGTATGAAGACGCTTCTATTGAAGACCGTCAAAAAATAATGCGTCGTGCTATTAGGTTCTATTCAATCCTGAAACGGTCTTGTTGTCCTTCTTCCGACAAGTCAGTTAAAGAGATGACACATCGTGAAAAACGAGTTCAAGAATGGAAAATGTGGAAGTATGTGAAACACATTACAAAATCAAAATCGTGGTCAGAATATGAAAGGCACATGCGTCAACTTGTGGCGATTGTAGGAGAAGAATATTTGATTGTTGATTGGTCAAATTGAACTTCTCATTTGATGTCGTGGTTGTAAGATTTGCGCAGGTATCGTAAAACATACCGAACGTGGTTCCATTTCCACGTAACAGGTAAAAATGGATGAATCGAGAACAGCAGAATGGTTTAAACACGTGCGACTAGTTGTTTAACATTTGCTGTTGTTTTTGAGGATGGTGGTCGATACCCACCTTGTTGTAAGTATCGAAACGACCAATGTGTGGCAACACGCTTTTAATGGAACTTCAGGTAAAGTCGAAATCCTGATACTTCGGCCTCTGTTGCCGTTGGTCTTATAATCTATAAACAACATGACTCAAAAACAATTACAAGAAGTTTTGGATGATGTTTACTGGCAAAAACCACGGAACTTGCAAAGTTATGAAATCATAGTAGATGAGACTCCAAAAAGAAAACCAAAATTGACAGTGGACGCAGAATTTGTTCCGATTTCTGTCGAAGTTCAAAGTTTAGTGTGTACTTGAAAAATGGATATGGGCCAAGTTGAATTTTATGTAGATGCCGCATTCTTTACTGGTGAAGATGAATTTGTCGAGCTGTATTATGAGCGTGTAAAGGATATAGCAAAACAATTCAATGGCACATTACTTACCACGGCAAGTGTTGGGTCAGGAAAAGATACTACCCAAATTGCAAAATTTCAGTTCTCAACTCAACAAAGTGCTTTAGATTTTCAATCGGCTTTTGTTAAGGAAGATAATATGTCTTATTGCACCTTAATAGAATCGGGTACTACTGAGATAGTAGATGCTACTGGTGGATTTATTGATGACGACACAAGCTCTCTTGATAGATTTGCACACGAACTAGGAGAGAGCATAATGCAACATGTATTAGAACATCATCAAGAAAAATCAAAAAAACTGGATGCTGATACTCTTATTCTTTCATTAGAGAGCGTTGATAAAATGTATGATACATATAGTGACGAATTCATTTCTGAGGAAGAAGACGAAGATACGGAAAAGTCGTTTACCAGTTTGGATATGTTGAAGTCCTATCAGTCCGGAGTCCTTGATGGTATTTCCAGTTCGAGTGCATTGATATGTGGACTTACACATCCTCTTTTAGGTGATGAGCATGAGCGACTCGAATAAAAAGATGGAACGTTTGAAGTGATATGGAAAACGAAGTCGATAATTTGCTAGAGGAGATTGTGCCGCTATTGGGCAGCAATCTAAAAGAACAAAATATCAAGCGACGTGAAATATTTAGAAGACTAAAAAGTCTCGACCCATCATTTTTCTCAAAGCTCAAATGCAAATTAACGCCAGAACAGTACGAAAATTGGCAAGCATCTATGAAAGCAGAAAAGGAAAATCGCCAAGGCGGAAGACCTTTTCTCAAAAAGAAAATCAGAAGAATTCACTATCGTGTTCAAGCTCCTGAGTTTCTTGTTGCTTTTAAATTGGAGACGTTGAACGTTTCAACGGTTCACATGCCCGAAGGCCATAAAGGTTATGACCTTCTTATTCTCGATGATGTTTGGAAGCGCGTCCAAGTAAAGGCAAGTGATTCCGAGCGTCAATTCAAAACGTATCTTAAAAAATCCAATAATGAATTGGGGAAAAAATACGATGTTCTTGTATTTGTAAAGTCTGATGGAACTACCTATTGGTTTGATAAAAGCACAAAGAAGAAGACTAATTGGACCAGAAATTGTGAATGGGCAAACGATATTGATGTGTCTGAAACATTGAAGTTCTTAAAAGCCTGTGGGGACAGAAAGTGGATAAAGATGCAAGTTAGAAACCATGTTCAAAAAACATGTACTTGTGAACGATGCGGCAAAATTAAACTTGCTGAAGTGTTTTAAGGTTTACAAGATTGAGCGTTTTTGAAGTTGATTGTATGTATTTCATGATGGCTGTCGAATGGTTCGCAGTCCAATTAAAGAAAACATACTATGATTACACTTCAAAAAACAACTATCGTTCGCGCAAAGTTGCGCAACACATCCCCTTACAATGCCCACATGTCGGATTCATCAGAAGCCTCTATTGTAATTCCGCTAGAACTTAATAGTGATAATGTAGCAGAAATTGTTAGATTGGCAGGAGTTCTGGATTATTTGGGAATTATAGAAATGAAACCGGGATATCCAATGGCTGTTGAAAAAGATGATGAGATTTTCAAAAGCTATCAGGGTCAAACTATGTACGGAAATTCAGGAGCATCTGGTTACATTCAGGGTACTTGTGGTACCGGTCCAATCGGAGTAAGTGGCGTTTCTGGACAAGATGAGTCATGGCTATACAGCTATAAGCCGGGAGATGTTTCAGGAGCGTCTGGTTTTGATAGCGTATCCGGAATTTCAAATTATTACGGTCAAGGTCATTCAGGAACATTTGCTTTATCTGGTTTATCTGGTGTATCCGGAATTGCAAATTGTAATTGCTACAACTGTAGCAATAAATAATGTTCGCATAATAAGCCCAATGTTATTTATTACATGAACATTGGGCTTATTTTATTGCTAATTTTTGGGTTTGCGATTCGCTGGCGTTTACTATCTATTTCGTCCAATCCACCGGTTCAAGATTGTTTGATTGCAAGAACTCATTTGCTTTCAAAAAATGATTGCAACCCATAAAATTCTGAACGGAAAAAGGAGACGGATGCGCGGCCTCCAAAATCAAGTGTTTAGAATTTTCAATGAGGTGTTTCTTTTTTCGAGCAAAAGCGCCCCAGAGCATAAACACCAATGGTTCTTCTCTCTTTCCAAGAGCTTCAATTGTTGCATCAGTGAATCTATCCCATCCAATATGTTGATGACTCAATGGTTTGCGAGGCTCGACCGTCAGAAAAGAATTGAGAAGAAACACGCCTTGAGATGACCAACCTTCCAAAGTCGTAGATGCAGGACAAGCTCCAAACTCTTTCTTTACTTCTTTGAAAATGTTACGTAAAGATGGCGGCATTGTAATTCCATCATTTACTGCAAAAGCAAAGCCATTGGCTTGAGAAGGCCCATGATAACAATCCTGACCGAGAACAACAACCTTAACCTCATCAAAATCAAGAGTATCATATACGCGAAGTATCTTCTTGACAGGCGGATAAAAAGAAGGATTCTCTTTAAGATACTCGATGATACGACGATAGTATCTATCCTGTATTTCAGACGAGAGAATGCTTTTCCATTGTGGCTTCATTTGTATAATCTACTATATTCGGAACGACATTTTTCACAGGACTGAGAAATGAGTCTGAAGTCTTTTTTTGGAACCCAATCCATTCGTCGATTCAGTATGAACCGTTTCCCACACAACGTTTTCTCTTTATCCTTCTCGCTCTCACAGTGAATCAAATGACTTCTTGGTTTTGGCATCTTTACGTTTTAAATTAAATTCGCGACACTCATCTTCTGTCATATTGTGACTCAATCCTTTGCCCATACAACGAGAGCAAAATAGGGCATTAAATGAAAGAGCTATTCCATTTAAACAAAGATGTCCAGATGGAGTCCATGAAGAAGGCGGAAATGCTTTTATTATCTTGCTATCTTCCATGTTTTCTAAATCACTTTTCAAGATGATTTGTTCCCAAAATTATTGATTTGAAAATACGACAGCGAGGCTTCGTATAAGGATATTTAGTGTGTGACTATAACGCACAAAATGCATTAAACTTAACCATACAAAATCATGCGAGACCTCTTTACGATGCCCGAAGAGAATGATACGGTTGGGTTTTTAGATGAAGAAGGTGAACCATTAGAACTCATCTCTTATGTATTTTCTCTCAACAAATCGTTTATTATACCTAATGGTCAATTGGTCTTTGAGATAGAAACTATTGACAGCGAAATAATGACTGTTATCAAGCACAACTCTGATGACTATCCTTACACGGAATGGATTGAATTACCACGAAATGATGAGCAAATTTGAACGCGGTCGAAATGAAGGTCGAGCAGTTGCGTTAGACATGATACCAAAATTCGTTTCAGAAGAAACAGATAAAGAGGCGTTTTTTCTAAAGCATATTTCGAAACTGATTTTTGAAAATTGTATGTGGCTTTGCTTCCATGAAATTCAAGAAGAGAAATTGGAGATTGATTTCGAGCAGGGCTTTGTCGAAGCAGTCCATCTTGAATTGAGAATGAATCCATTAACGAAAAGGTTCTACCCCGAGAAAACAGACCATTAATTTTCATATAGAATAGTCTGTATTTTGAACTTTGGTTGTAGCGGTTGACGTTGTATTGCTATCAGATAACAATACAAATTATGAATAAAGCGGTTAGTTCCTTAAGCACCCCAAAATACGCAATTGGAGACACAGTAACGTGTCCAAAGACTTTATACAATGAAACGGAAGGAGAGATTGTTGAGGTCGAGCGCATATTCAAGGAATGGGAAAACGGCAAATTTCGTAGGGGCGGTTTATGCACGTCCGAAGATACCATTCCTCTTGGTTGTTTACCAACTACATTCGATGGCGTAACACTGGTCGTAAGCTATCCCAAGAGTATTCTTGGCGAGGCCAAAGACATGGTTTCGAAATTCTATGGATACGCCTATACCATTCGGACCCCGAAAGGATTGACGGTGTTTTCTGAAAAGTCACTCAAGAAATTGAATGGTTGATTTTGAACTTCGATTCGATGACTCGTGTTGTTTTAACAGTTACTAATAAAGACATGTTCAATTTTACTGGTACACTACTTAACGAACGAACTTTCGATAAAGGTTGGACAATTAATGGCCAATTGATGTCCATTCCAAAATGGATTGAAACGTTAGCTGTTGGTGATTCGGTCGGAATTAAGGGAAGTTATTTTGTATGGAATAGCTGCACCATTAAGCGTTTAACAAAAACACAGATTGTTGTTGTTCGCAAAGATGGTATTGAATATCGTTTTAAAAAGATACAGGTTTAGAAGTTAGTCCATCAGATAAAGAGTCAATTTTTCCTCTTAATTGTTCAGAGTATGCTGATTTTCTTCTTTCAGAGGAAATTCGAGTTGAATTGGTGAAGCTCAAAGACAAGGCAGATAAACATATTTCTCGTATCATAGGTGATTCAATGAAGTCTGATGAATTAAAAATGCGTCGTGAAATTCTCAACAGGTTTGTGACAGATATGGACGCGCTTATTGAATCTGAAAATCTTTCTTGAATCAATACGCAAAATGACGAGCACAGAGTTTTTACAACATTACATAGAAACCGCTCTTTGGTCGAGTCATAGCACGGACGACGAAGGACAGGACTTTCATTTTGATTCAGCAGATTACGAACTTGCACCTGAAACGCTGGCAAAGTTTACCGCTGATTGCTTGAAATTTCAAGAAGGTTATCCAGCAATTGTAGGGGATGCTGAATTTGATGAATCAAAAGTAGCCCATGATTTCTGGCTTACCCGGAACAGACATGGTGCTGGATTTTGGGATGGCGATTATCCCAAAGAAATGAGAATTGCACTCACAGACTACGCGCATTCTTTTGGAGAATGCGAACTGTATCTTGGTGATGATGGAAAAATTCATTCTTAATTAAAAGACCACAATGACTATTACTCGATTTTTTGCAAACTCAGACCAACTTGCCAAGATGATTGCGCTTGTTATTAATGCCTCTCGACCAGCGGGTATGGGAAGAATGCATTATCGACCAAGCCATATTTTTGAACCAAAGGATGTTGCCGAAATTGATTACAAGTTGGGCTATCCGGGACTCTCGTATGATTACGTAGAAGGTCGGATGGTTAAGATGGGAATTTTATGTGTTAGGGCGGAAGGTGAGGAAACATCAAAATTTGATGGTGTCCGTTTCAATAGAATAAAGCCTCCCATCATTCCGAATCTCTATGAATTAAATGTCGATGTTCCCCATATTGATTATCAATCATGGGCATGGAAATATCCAACGATAGAATCTTTGATGATTGCTGCCGGTTTCCAGCGAATGGATGAATCGACAATTAGGGATTGCGAGGATACTCTCAGTCTTGAATTGAAGACTGAAGGTTTTGACGGACTCAAGAGACCATACAACATCGAATATTATGTTTACAATGAGACAAATTGAATTTAATGAGCTTGCAGAGTTTTTTAATGGAGATGTTCCGAGATGGGTCATTCTTGAATCGACAACGCCTGAGACATTCGTTATTTGTGCGAATGGTATCGACAATACGATTAGACCGGACCATGTATTGGATTATTTTCTCTCATCACGAGGTCCAAGCGGCTTACGTAGCTTTGCTGGCATTGACGGAGATTGGAGACAGATTGATGAACTCGCGCATTTGGCTTGTGCGTTCTTCGAAAAATTCAATCCAGAATCATTAAACGGACTTCAATGACACACTCGATAGAAGAATTGATTGCGATGTCCAATGATGGACTTAATAAGTTAGCCGGAACGTTGGCGGGATATACTATTGTCAAAGGAAAGAATCCTGAGTACGAAGAGAATCCACGTCGCGAAATATTCAATATATGGGATTCGAGGACTAAACCAAACGCGCTTTTCTTGTATAAGAATGGAATCGAAATTCTTTATACGGTAAAAACCGATGAAGAAAAGTTTTGGACAGAGGTATGCAAAGAATACTCGACAGATGCAACGAGTGCTATGGAGCTACTGGATGATATAAAAGAAAGCGGCTATTATTTTTATGTTTTCCCATTTACTAACAGCGTGGTTATCGCACATCGTACGAAAAATTTGCACGGGATAAACGGACAGAGATACCTAGAATTCAAAGATGGCGAGATGTCCGCTAGTCTTTCCAAGGCAATCACTATCGCATTTATTTTATCGAAAGAAGAGAGCATTGCAAACGAAATCCAGTTCTTCAAATCAAACGTTAGTGGGCAGCAGTCATGAATAAATACGTTCATTTTGTACAGTATCCAGCGCGGACCTACATTAGAGTTGGTCAGAGCGGAATTAAGGGTGCCGGTCACGGGCATTGGCTTGGGAAAATCTCGAACGGACATTTTACTGGTTCTGCCGATATAGATGAACTTCGCGAGATAATACTTCACATGGAGTCAATTTCGTCAGAAGCGAAAGAACTGAAGCCGGTGCTACCGTGGCATTCGAAGGAAGAAACACCGGACAAGAAGAGACGCGTAATCTTACGGTGGGACAATTCATTCTATGGCAGGGAGTGGGATACTGAGGGCTATAGCATTATGGATTATCTAGTGGATACGGCAGTCTTCACGGATGAAGAGTCCTTTAGGCTTGACCGTAAGACCAACGATAGTAACTTAACTATCTACATAAACTACGAACAGGTTATCGGCTGGCTATACGAATCCGACCTCCTCGCAGATTTCGAAGTCTGGGAAAATAGAAGGGGTAAACAATGACCAAAGAACAGAACGACGGATTAAAGGTAGCAAGAGAGAAATGGGTAGAAACAGAGATACCAAACATGCTCTTTAAGTATAGGGCGTTGTCCGAGAAAGAGGAATTACTTCGAATTAGAGGAGAAAACTGTTTCGACGCTGGATTCGAAGCTGGTATTTTATTTATGCAGAAACACATTAAAGTTTCATCTAATGAGAACGAACTAGCTCTTGCTGAACAGCGTGGATTTACAGCAGGTAAAACAGCCTGTGTTACTATGATTGAAACAAAATATTCTGACAAAGGAAAGATTAAGTTTTTTACGGCGAGTGCCCGTAAAAGAGTTGTAGTAGACTGTCATGCTCTTCAACCAACTATTCATAAATTGCATGATTGAAAAATTCAAACCTTGTCCGTTCTGTGGCTCAGAAAAAACAAAACTCAAGGTTACATTTTATGATGCTTACAAAAGAAATCCTCGTGGCTGTATTGTTTGTACGAATTGCGGCTCTGAAGGAGCCGTTGGAAAGAACAGAGAAGAGGCTGCGCTTCATTGGAATACCAGAATGCAAGTTGAGAACGAATTAATTCTTGCTGAACAGCGGGGACTGGAGGCTCAGATTAACAAAACAGTTGCGTTCTTCGACGACAAACTGGCTCGTATTGCTGAATCTTGCGAAGCTCATAAAAAAAGAATAGGATGTTATGTAACGAAGAGTGGCACCGATTATGAGATGGAAATGTGGAAATTTGAGAAACACTATCTTCATGCGCTTTACAAAATATCGGACAATTTATTGCGCAAATTGTGCAACGAAGACTCAGTAAAGCTTCGCTCATTGCTTCGAAATTATCCAACTCAAATTAACAAATAAAATGGACATTGCTTTTGAATGGTGTTACACTGCTGGCGATAAGAAGCATCTTGAGATAGCTACTGTCACAAAAGAATACGAAAATGATTATCTCGTTCATTTTTTATATGGGTACAAAAGCATTGGCGAGTTCATTCCCAAAAATGAGGTGCTTGCTATTGTAGATAAGGAGAACGGGAAATATTTTGAACTCGATGATTGGAACGGTTGGTTTATAGTGAAGAATGAACGTTTTAAACATTACGTAAAATGACAACGACGAGAACAAAATACGCCATCCAGTTTCCAACTGGACGATATTCACTTTTTAATAACGGCTCGTGGAGAGGTCTTCCAAAAGATGTAGAGGATGCATATCAGCTTGATACGTATGCAGAAGCCGAAGCTATTGTACATCGTATCAAGGAGTGGTATCCCAAGAAGAAAAATCGTCATGGAATTGTTGTTGCTGTCGAGGTTACGATTACAAAAACTTATCGTATTGTAGAACCTTGATTCTCAAATTGATATGATTTGTGCGCATACTTATGGTATGCGTACATTACCTGAACACCTTATAAAGTTTGCCCCCGCTCTTTTAGAGCGAGTACATCAAGCAATAAGAACAATTGCTTGCGACCAATTCTTAGCTACATTTGGAGAATCGACTGATTCTAATGTGGCTGCTTTTTGCAAGCAGCTATTTACGCATGGCTATGTTCCAAAGCAAATGCGTGACAACATTCAACATTTTTTCATACAAGAACAAGATGTCTCGCCAGAGTATCTTTCTCATATTGGGCAACTTCCTAATCAGTTCATACTTGAGGTCTGGCCATTAAGTGTCCTCATAAAAAAGTACGGTCAGATACATGGCATGTTTGATAGGGAGATTAGCACAATAATTATTGGTTTCTATGATTCCATCATTGACCCAAACTATCGTTTCCGAGAATATGATAATCCTATTGCAGCTTCACATAATCCGTGGAAAAGAAAGTCGGTAAGTATTTCAGAAGAACTGGAAGAATGGATTACAGAAGCAATGGAAACCGCAGGGCATGAGTTGACTCACTATTTCCAAAGCATTGGGTTAGACAGGACTCCATCGAGAAGTCAGCGACTTTTTAATACTCCTAAAGTATCGAAAGAGCGTAATTTATTTATGGCAAAGCATCCTCGATACATTTCAAAAGAACTAAACTACTTTATTCAGCCCAAGGAGTTTAAGGCCAATCTAAATTCTGTTGTATTGACCATCGAAGATTTTGTCAAAAACGATTTGAAGCGCCCATTGACTCACAAAGAATTTCAAGAGATGTTTGACACAACCAATATGCATGAATCTGTCAGAATTGACGGTCATTTTTTCTGGCATCACAACAAGTTCATTGAGGTTATCAAGTTTTATGCCCACCCTCTCTATAAACAAGCCATGAAAGAGTTGTATCAGGAGCTAACAGAAAGAGGAATATTGAATTCCTGATTTCCAAAAATCCATTCTATCTTTCTCGGGCCGTAATTATTGCGTACCCTTGTTTTTTGGCACGTTACTCTGACTAATTATGGTACGACAGCTAAATTCAAACAATAGATAACAAACACAATGGCTCAGAAAACTTCATTTGTCTCTCCGGGAATATATTCCATTGAAACGGACCTCAGTCATATTCCACAAGCCGCAACACAAATCGGAGGGGCTATCATTGGATTGACTCAAAAAGGGCCAGCATTTTTGCCGGTCCCAGTAGGAAGTCAATCTTCTTTTACAGCGCGATTTGGGCAAACAGATAAAGAGTTGTATGCAACTTATGCTGCTAACGCATATCTTGCTAATGCACCCGTTTTAACGGTTGTTCGTGTATTGGGAAAAGGAAATCCAGCAAATGGTTTCAATGTTGATTTGGGCCGAGCATTTGACCTTGCATTTCCTGCAAGTGGTGGACTCAATAATACTGGCGTAACTGGAGCAGTATTTCTTAATTCACTGAGTGCTATTGAAACGGTCGGTATTTTGCGTTCACGTCAAACCTCTGGTGTAGATATCGTTTCAAACGTATCGTACACTGGTACGGTAGAAAGTTTTGACTTGAGTGTAGATGGAACAGTCTACACCAATTTGTCTCTGGATAACACCAAAAAGAACTACATCAAGAACATTTTAGGGACAGACGCGAAGACTGCACATTCTGGTGATTCTGCTTCGGGCGTATACATTGATTCCGTTTGGGATTATCGTGTATCGGGTTATCAGGGTTCATACACAGGTTCTGCGTATGGTTCTATCAACAATGCGGCATCTGCTTCTGTATCTGGAATGCGTTATGTTGTTGGCGGATACAAGACAGCAAAAACTCCAATGATTGTGTCACAGCCTTACGTGAGCGGAACGGCTGCTGTTACATACGATTTGTTCCAATTGGAATCACGCACAGATGGCGAAGCGTCTAACACTGATTGCAAAATTTCCATTACAGATGTTGAAACCGAGACTGCTGGACCAAAGATTGCTCCAAAGTTTACGGTACAAGTTCGTGCGTTCGATGACATAGATTCTCGTCCACAAGTTCTTGAGAGCTTCCGTTGTGATTTGGACCCAGAATCAAATTTCTATATTGAGCGTGTAATTGGTAATCGTTATCAATCGACAATTATTCCGGGTCCGGGTCTTACTCCAGAAACGGTATTTTTACCGGCAGAACACTATCCTAATAAATCACAATTCATTCGAGTTGATATTGCTACAGGATACAAATTCGATTCTCGTCCTGCTGGATTCCGTGGACCAAAAACCATCAATCCATTTGTAGCTACTTTACCAAACGGTCAATTTGCATATCAAAATGACATTCCGCTTCAATCGACCCATTTGAACGAAGATGGTTATAAGTCCAACAAGGTATATCTCGGATTCGATTTTGAAGGGAGCAATGCCATCGGATTTGAAGACCGTTTGAAAGGTTCTGTTTGCGCAGTTGATGGTGCGGTTGGTAGTCGTGGATTTATGGTATTAACTACCACAAGCGAATCAACATTTTGGACGCCAAGTTTGAGCGCATACTACAACAATACTTTAACATCTCAATTCACATTGGTTGATGTTTCTGTAACTGGTAGTCAAAGCATCATTCAAGGTCAGGCAAACTTTACTATGCCATTGGTTGGCGGTCACGATGGAATTCCACCGTCTATCAGTTACACGAAGGCAATCAATGATGGAACACTTTCTGCAGAGTTTTTAAGTGCATTGGCAACTCTTGCAAATCCAGATGAAATTGACATCAATTTACTCTGCGTTCCGGGTATTCACATGGGAGCAGCATTGTACAACGGAAATTTTGTACAGGCGGCTATTTCTATGTGTGAAGACCGTGGAGATTGTTTCTACATTGCGGACCTTGGCAAGGCACTTGACCCAACGGCAACAAATATCACGACAGATGCTCAAGACACGTCTGTTGATGAGGCAACACAATCCGTAGCAGGTTTGGATTCCAACTATGTTGCTGTCTATTATCCATGGGTTAGAATTTACGATAATCGTGAAAATCGTTTAGTTTATGTGCCACCGTCTGTTGAAGCGTTTGGTGCGTATGCATATAATGATAGAGTAGCGCAACCATGGTTTGCTATCGGTGGATTCACTCGTGGAAAACTCAATAGCGTTTTGGAAGTTCGCAAGAGACTTACACAAGACCAAAGAGATTCCTTGTATGAAGGGCGCGTCAATCCGATTGCGTTTTATGTCAATCAAGGTATCATCATCAATGGTCAAAAAACGTTGCAATTGGATGACACGGCACTTAACCGTGTGAATGTTCGACGATTGCTTATCTACATCAAGAAGGTGGTTGCAGGTATTGCGCGTCTTTCACTCTTTGAGTTCAACGACGAAAAGGGTCGTCAGCGATTATACGATGCACTTGCGCCAATCTTCCAACGCATTCAAACTGACCAAGGACTCAACAGATTTCAGCTTATCATCGACCGTACCAACAATACAGACGATGTTATCAATCGAAACGAACTTCGAGGAACGATTATTATCGAACCTACAAAAGTTGCCGAAATCATCATTTTCAATTACGTCATTACTCCAAGTGGTGCCGTATTCACGGAAATCCAACAGAGTCTCAATCAGTAATTTCAACCCACATCCTTTCTCAGCAGAGCCGCTTATAGCGGCTTTGTTGTTTCTACAGTGTTCTTTTTGAGTTTAAGAGGCTCTGGGTCGTAAAACATAGGAGAGTGCGTCTAAAGGCTCAAGGCCGTCTGAGAGCATTTGAGAGGGCAAATTCATAGTTTTCTATATGGAAGGAACAACTGGCTAAAATAGCCAAATGGAGGGACTTTTAGAAAAAAGAAGAATCCTTGTCGGAGTAAGGAACAAGGTCGCGGCCCAACACATTATTAACAGTACCATTTTTCATGCATCTCTCACAAAACCCAAATTGTGTTTCATGGTCCATCTCCATCGAATCGTGCATTGTAAGTTCAGAACAACCATCACAAGTTGAAGCATATTCGGCTACGGCATCAATCCAACGTCCATCAACTTCATCTTCTCTGTCCTCTTGGATAGGATAACCAAGCCAGTCACGCCTATCCTCTTCGAGATTTATCTGCCGCAACTTCTTCATCCTGTAAACGTTATTTCAGTTTCAATTTTCCATCAGCCGTAACAAAGCTTTTGGACCTTACAGGAGGAAAAACAACAATTGGCTTGAAGCTCATTGAGGAATCCGATTTGATTGAACCGGAGCTTTCAATTTCTGATTTTGATTTCTTTTTCGGTTCAACAACATCATCAGATTCGAAAATTTTGTTGTTCTCCACTTTAAGTTTCAATTCTCCAAGTATGCGCTTTGGAATGATATTTTGTTTTTCTTCATCAGGAGCCTTAACTCGAACCATAGGTGAATTTTCATGTATGAACAAAACTTCGCATGTCAACAAGTATGCTTTGAGTTGCTGAGAATATTCAGAATCCGGATTGATGTTCGACAAACTTGAATGTATAATCATATAGTAATTAGGCGCACACTTCATCTTTCGGCACCGTGTTAATTTCAACGGATTCTTTTTCTGGCCAGAATAGCTTGGGCAAAAATTCCTTATCTTGAGAGAACAAGGGAATATCCCATATCACATTTCTGTCCGGACCAATCACAACTCCTCGTTTTGTCCATGGTCGAGCATCGTTCCAATTGAAGTTGTGTTTTGAAAACATCATTTCCTGAAGTTGCGAAACATTCTTTTTAGTAACCTCTTTGTGCGAGAAATAAAATCTGGCATATTGTTGAACGGAATTGCGTGCAGCGTCTTGTTGTCTCCAGAGCACCACATTATTTAAGTCTCTGTCTGGTACGGTAAAAATTCTTGCATCGAAAGAAGCAAGAGGATAAGAAGGACCATACAATTCATACTCTAACGTTTCATATACTTTTTCATCAGTCTTTGCATGACCGTAATGTCTGTTAAAAGCATTAGCCATAACTGAAGCACATACTGATACAATCTTCTGGATATTACCTCCAAAATACATTTGAGTGTCGAGTTCAATTGCGTCATTAATACCAATCGTTACCTCATCACTTTGAATGTAAGCAAATCGGGCGATACCTCCCAAATCTTCCATGACGGTTATAGCACCATCAATCATCGCCTTCATTACATCTATATCATACGGTCGAACTGCTTTACGAAGAAATGTATGAAATGCTCGCCCATCCAATCGCAGAATCTTTGGGATTCTTGGTGGAAGAACAAATCGCGTTGATTCTTCGTATGCTTTACAGCGGTCTCCTAATGTATCTGTCTTAGCCATTTTCTTAATATCTGCTGGTCACACAACTTTGACATTGGCAAGTTATATGAGGTTGCGAATGAAACAATTTATCAAACTGATGCATACCGAAAAACGGTTTTGGATTTGGCTTTTGTTCCGGTTCTCTTCCAATATCATTTGCTGCTTTCAATTTCGAAAGATGCTCAAAGAGTTCGTCGATATAAAGGTTAATGGATTCTCCACGACATAATTGACAAGTGTCTCCAACTTGACAACACTCTAGATTCAAATTGATAATCGTTATTTTGACCAAACCGTTTGAATCCATTTCAAATACAATGTCTTTTTCTCCATTTGAAAGGTCTTTTCCATATTCGCGCATTCTTACTTTTGCTTCAAAGCTCATCATCACCTCCTGTTTTTATCAACATAGAATTATCAGATACATTAAGTGTTGTATTTTCATCTATCGCCAACTTCTCAATGAATCCAATGATTTTAATAAAGGAATCAATCTTCTTCTTAGCTATCTCAGACCAATACGACCGAGCATCAATTTTTGGTTTATCAAGCACATAATACATCAATTGAGGTGTTATGTTCAGACCTTGAATATATCTTGCCCGTTCTTTACGTTCTGTGTTTTTGAGAGGTCCATGAAGCTTTGCAAGTAGTGTAAATGCATTGAAACTCTGCTCTGCCAAGAACTCGTAATATATCTTCAAGATGTTATCGACATAATGTGCGTACTCCGGAAAATAGGCGACAAATTCGTCTACTTCTCCAGCGAAGATAAGCTCGATAAAATTACGAATGCTGAGACTCATTCGCGTATGATGCAAAAGAACGTATCGAGGATTCTTGAACTTCACACGACGATAAGTTGACCAAGCTGCATCGCCCTCAAAAGATTTCTCATCCACAACTACATAACCTTCTTCATCCGGTGGAAACGCTTCCATCGTCTTTTTTAATTCTTCATAGTTGTCGGTTGCAAGACTGTATGTTTTTGGTCGTCGCACTCCTAACTTTTCAGCCAATATTGATAAACACAAAGACGAATATTCCAATCCGTTTCTGTTGTCGCGTGCTGACAACAGAAATATCTTCGACTCGTCATACTTCTTCACAATTCGATTGTACGAAGTACATAGTTCAAATGAGTAGCTGCTATCTTTAGAAAGATGTTGCAGCTTGTTTCTATCAAACACAGAAAAGAAGAGTTCAGCAAATGTCATTTCTGATGCAAGAAATGGATGTTGTACAATTCCTTCTGCATACATCATTTTTCTGGTCGAGACTTGCCATTGAGTCCCATCATACCAAAGACTCATAAGAGAACCATCTTCTTTCGATTGAATCGTTGCTGTGTATAGGTCTATAGTTTCAGCACAACCTTCACCATAATTGAAGAAACGAGTAAACGGTAGAAGAACAAGCTCCCACGTTTTATCTTTCAAAATAAGACCTCGCGATTCTTTTACAATTGGATGGTCCTTTGGACTTTTAATTTGGTCATAATTAAACAACGCAAAACCATCTTTGCGATTTATTTTCAGACCAAGTTCGTTTTCAAAGTAAGATACAGCTTCTTCTTCGGAGTGACTTCTAAGATATTTTTGAATTTCTAGGGACACAATCTATATCGTTTATTACTTGTATCAATGTGTTGGATTCCCGCTTCTCCACCAACTCTTGCTACAACTCGACCCGACTATTCGAGTGTTTATTGGGACTACCAAAGCCGTGCAGTTTTTATATAGCGTCTGCTATTACACTAATCATTGTTACAAGCGTATGCTAAACCGAACTCAATGTTGATTTGGTTCCTGTTTACAATTTACTTCCTATAAAAATCAATCGCCAATAAGGTCCGTTCGGTTCGCCATCTATCATCGACCAAACTCGTTGAAGCTCTGAGACAGGCCAGCAATTCATATTTGCGAATGCCAATGCTTTGTGACCTTCATTAATGCTTCCACGAAAATGGATAAATGGTTCTGGAGAACAATGACCTTCACCACCTTGACATGACTCATACGTCACAATTGAAGCTTTTGTATTCAATGCGATAACGTAAGGAGCTATCTTTGGGTCTAAATCAGAAACGTCTAGTTCAAGAATGTGTTTGTGCATATCTTGTAAGTGTTGTTATTAAGTGGAGATTATTGGCCTTACACATCTCTATCAATTTTTCCAAAACTATTGGTTCTTTGCCAGCAGAACGGTCATTAAAATGCAAACCATCAACAACGAGAATGTTGAAACTCTTATTTGCATTTATGCTGACGTTATCTATAGATTCTTTTATTTTATCTACGTTTGTAGATTCTGGAATATCATAGTAGAGCGATTGAATCCACAACAAGTCATTGCCAGTTGGTTTTTTCCCTCGTTTGCTAACAACGTTTCGTATTTTCTTGTTAATATCAAATGTTGTATTTTCGAACGTCACAATAAACACCGAATTGCCTTTAAGATATTCTTCAACAGCAATTTGAATGGCAACGGTTGTTTTTCCACTTGCTGTCTCTCCGCTAATAACGGTACATGGTTTGTTGTAATCTATGGAGACAAGATATCGACTCAAGTCTTTAAAATCGCAAGCAGTTCTATCAACTCTCACCTTTTGAATTTGAGAATCCAGTTTTCCGAAGACAGATTCTTTGTTTAGTTCTGGAAATCTGTAGAGGTTTCTAGCAATTTGTTGGGCTTCACCGCACTGTGCTCCACGAACGCCAATTGTTTTAATATATTCTCTAACCAATGAATCATAATACAAATCGGAATCAATCACTCCATCTTCTCGAATGTATTGTTCATTCACTTTGTCACAACAACCACATGGAGTTACCATTCGAACTCCCTTGTGACAAGAACATTGGCAAATTGTAAAATGTTTTGTGGCAACAAATGGGTGCGTTCCTCTTTGAGGTTTATCAGAACTACATTCTACGTCTTTGGCAATCGTGAGACGCTCCATTCCATGATGCTTATAGAAGTCACGATGAATGAAGGTAAACGGCTCATAAGTTATATTGCTAATCTTGTAGGTCTTTCCCAATTCTTCTGAATAAGGTTCGCCAAAAACCTTTTCAATTGCAAGCAATATCGGTTCTGAAAAATTGCCGGGAGTAAGGTCTTTTTGGTTCAACAGGAACCAGAATTTCTACTTCTCGAATCGAACTAAAAGCGATAAATCCTTTAGTCTCAAATTCATTCAACTTGAAATATAACGAATCAGGCTTATGATATTTGAACAGAACTCTTGTGCCTTTGACCATCTCTTCTTCTATTATCGTCATAGTTCTATCAGGAGTTGGAAGGGTTCCTCTAGTAACATTTGATGTTTTAATGCAACCATAACCATCCCCTGTTCCGACAATTCCAAATGATTCATTTTTACCTACAACCACATCAACCTGACCAGTCGTGAATCCAGTTTTGCGTATTTGTTCGTTCCAAGCGTCAATACACTTTTTGTTGTTTTGCACTACAGATTCTTCTGTCGATTTAATTCGTGTGCTAAAAAGAATTCGCGGACCTATTTCACCACACGAACAATGATAGGCAAAATAAGCCGCATCAAACATTTTATAAGGATTTTTCATCCTTTGAACTTTACCATCAGTCTTTTTACATCTTAAACAAGGTTCGATTTTCGCGTGCATCATATTCCAAAGCTCGACGCATTTCCGCTTATCTGCTTCTTGCTCTTCTGGTTTAGATGTCAAATCAACAGGAACAGTTGGCCCTTTTAAACCACATGAACAAATGCATGCATAAACAGTAATGTAACAAGAATTGTAAAATTCTGAAAGCGGATTTGGACATACGGCTCTAACTCTTCCATCTGTTTTGCCGCAGATACACGACACCATCTTTATATCCTCTTCAATTATAGTCATCGCAAAATTTTAAGTTCCGAATTCATCAAAATACCAATACAACCTGTTGATATGTCAGACTTAGGTTGTATAATTTCAAATCTAATTTCCTTGTCCGAAATGGAAACATTGTCAATCTCCACGTTGCAAGAACGTAAATTTTCTTGAACTTTCTCCCAAGCTTCTTCAAAAGAATCCGCCTCGACAACACTGAAATCAGCATCTGTTGGCGTACTTCTACCGATAAAAATAAGTGACTTAAGTGGATATAACATTGACACCTCCCAAATTTGCAATATGATTAATGATATTGCTATGTTGCTCAACAAGCAATTTTACAAGTTCCTCATCAGCATTATTATCAATCGAATCTTTTAGAGCGACATAAATATCGACTCTTGCTTTTCCGAGTTCTGTCACGATATTTGCTTGCAATTCATGCTTTGAATTTGTCAATATTTTAATAGCATCAATACGTTGTTGTTCAAATTCACCATCTGGAATGAACGAGGTGTTTTCTAAATGTTCTATGAGTCTTTCAAACATGATTTAAATGTTATCGTTACATCAAACTCTCTCTCAATGTCTTTCAAACCATTGACGTATATCTCTGTCATTTTGTCGATAATCTCTGGCGGAACATTTGCCCTATCAAGCCCATTGCTGATATCTTCCTGTATGCGTTGTTTAGAAAGTTCCGCATCGACTGGAAACACAAAGGCTTGGGTATAAAGATGTAAATCTGGAAGCCTGTCTCTAACATACTTCATAAACTGTTTACGTTCCTTGGCCCGAATATTCATAGCGTCAAGAATAACCACTTGTTTTCCATTCTCAAACGCCTTGACAGCTTGTCTTCTTGCAACGTCCCAAACCTTCCCATTAACGCTCTGGTCGTTTACACTGGTGCCGTACTTTTTCCTCAATTGGTCTGGACACACAACCTCATAAGAAATACAACTGTTCTCCAGTTGCTTAGAGTATGCAAATATGAAAGTGCTTTTTCCTGAACCGCTGATACCCACACTAAGAACGAGCCAGACTTTAGCTTTGTTCTTTAATTCTTCAATGTGAGCCAGTATTGTTTGTATCTCTTGTTCCCAAATCATTCGCCATCAAACGAATATGATTTGCGATTTAGTTCCAATTAATTGATAACTTCGTACTTGCTTTCTGATTTCTCAAAATCATCATCTTCAAATGCAGTCCACTCAATATCTTCATCGACCAATGCAACTTCATCAGTTTTAAACTGAGGTGGTGCAGTTTCAACCATTGGGTCCAAATCAATATCATCAATAAAACCCCAATCTCGTTTTGCCTTCTCCGACATCAATCTAGAATCCAATTCTGTAACAATAGACATGAATCCTGTTTCTTTATCTCTGGCCTTGATTATTTGTGGTTTAGCAATATTCTCCAATGGCTTGCGCTCAACAACAACAGGCAAGTTGTTTACGATAGGCGCGAGAGCAGTTGTTTCGGTTTCAGCAGCAACTCCGAACGATTTCGTTTCAATAACGTTTGCAAGCACAGCAGAGAGTTGATGTAAGGCATTCAATGCTTGGGCTTCATTATCAAATGTCATATCCAGTCGGAGTTCCAACTTCGATTCTCCAACAAGATTTGTTATTTCAGAACGCAAGTGTCCTTCTGCTTTTTCATACTTCCTAGCAAATCGCCTCTTCTTCAATTCCTTGTCTTTACCAGTCTTCCATGAGTTGAATTTCGTTTGACCTTCATGACGCTCCTGTTGTGTTTGTTTCGGTTCGATTGGTATCGGAGTCGGTTGGCGGTCAATGATTGCCGGAAGAATCGAATGCATTCCTGATTCAATTGGAATAGGAGTTGGAAGCGGTACAAATTGAGAAGGCTCAATTGGAATAGGGGTTGGAAGCGGAATCGAATTCCGAGGTTCAATAGGAATAGGAGTCGGCTGATGAGGATAATTGAAGTTCATAAAAAATGCTTTTCTATAATTATCTTGCTGAAAGTAAGAGTTTAACGCCACATCTGCTTTCTTTTTAATCCCAAATTGTATTTATTAAAGCAAGGAAACACAAAAACATGTCAACGAAACTCGATACCTCCAAATTGTTCAATCGGTGGTCACAAATCGGTGTCCAGAGCATTGACTCGTCCCGTTACAAATATGTTCACATGAACGAAGACTATGACTTTTATCGAGACGATGAGTCGGACATGTTGATGGAAGAGGATTTCGTTGAAGATATCGGTATCTCAACAGAACCCGTAATGGAAGCACATCCAATACGAGACCAAAGACATTCAGAAGAGTTTATTATTCCGTTCGAACAACCAGTTGATGAACGTGATGAGGTGTTTGAAATTCCGGATGAAGCATTGATTGACTCATTTTGAAAATCATGGAAGAATTTCTTTTATTGGAAGGCGACATTTACCAGCAAGAAGAATTACTGAACGAATTAATGTTTTCTGATTTGCTTCGCATGAGCAAAGACAAAAAGGCTCCCATTGCAAAACGATTTCAAATTGAGGCAAGTTTTCAGGACATTGATACAGAGCAATTCATCATTTCTTTTTACACACGAGATATTCTAACGAAAGAAGAAGGTGGGCAAGGTTCCGGTCGGAATCACACCTCTCAATTCCAAATCAATAAACGTCTCGATAAAGATAAGTGGAAAACAGCACAGCGTTTATTTCTCATTCGAAATAACAAACCAGCACTTACTGCATTTGTTGTCAATGGTTTTTTAAGACACGGACACACAAATTTCTACTGCAGTTGTGAATGTTTTGTAGGCGAGACTCTCATCAAAATGCTTGATGGCTCAAACAAGAGAATTGATGAACTTGTAGAAGGAGAGAAATATTGGATTTATTCTTCCGATGAAAACGGAAATTTTGTGCCCAAAGAAGCGACTGCATTAGGAATAACTAAAACGGTTGACCAAATTGTAGAAGTTACTCTGGATAACGGAATTACTGAACGCTGTTCTTTAAATCATCAATGGAGACTTCGGGATGGTTCATATAAAGAGGCAAAATACTTAATGGCAGGTGATTCGTTGATGCCTCTTTATACGGAAATTGTCGATGGTTATGAAACTGTTTTCGATAATGATGGAAAGAAAAAGAAAACTCATACGGTCGTAAATCGAACTGTTAACGATTCGTATTTCGAAGAAAAAATGGAATGGCGTTCTAAAGTTGGTGAACGTTGTTTAATATCTCATCACGTTGACGCAAACAAAACAAATAATGTTCCATCAAATCTTTTGTGGATGGGAATAAAAGAACATTGGGAGCATCATGCAAAGGAAGGAACCGAGCGTCTTTCAAAAACATGGAAATATTGGGATGACCCAGACTATTATAAGTCTCATGTCGAGGTAATGAGAGAAAACGGAAAGAAAAATAATTTTGCAACAAATCCAGAAGTTCATAAAAAGGCCATTGAGTCTATAAAAGTAAGCGAAAAAGTAAAGAATGGTACCGGCGTAAAGTTAAGACTTGAAAACGACCCAAAGCTTCGAGAAGAATATTCTGTTCGAGCGTCCAAATTAATTAACAACTTGTGGAATGATTCAAATTTTATAGAAAACCACAAAAAAGGTAGAGAAAAAAACATATCAAGATTGATTTCAATAAACCAATCTGAAAAATCGAAGGAGAAAACAAGACAGCGCAATAAAGACCCTCGCATTATTAGAAATCAACTGATTGGTAGATTGTTTAAAGTTTATGATGAAATAAAATCAAACAATCTTGAGATAACACAATCAACATTTCTAACATATAAGGGAAAAACAACTCCTTATCCTGAAAAATTATTTGAGTCGTTTAAAGAGTCATTGGATTTTTATTCAAAGAAAAATCACAAGATAGTTTCTGTGAAAATCATTGATGTTGAACCTACGCCTCTGTATGATATTTCTGTTCCTGATACAGAAAATTTTGCGTTAGCATCTGGTGTTTATGTGCATAACAGTTTTACTTTTGGAGGGTTTAAATACCTTGCTTGGTTCAACAAATCCAATTTTGCAGACCAGAAGGAAAGACGACCACCAAACAAAACAAATCCAAATCAGAGAGGAATTTGTTGCAAGCATCTTGCAGGATTAGTTGCAAACATCGACAAATGGATTGCGACTATTGTTGATATGTTACAATCAAAACTCAATTTACACAATCCGAACGCGCCGGTTATTGGAGGCGAAAAAGCTCCAACGACAACAACTCAAAGGACCATGACGCCAGACAATACGGATTTGACTCCAACTGCTCAACCTGTTGTTCCAAAAGTTCCAATAAAAAAACCAAAGAATCCAAAAGTACCCATTTCAAATCCAACGGTCCCAACAACAGAGGAACCAGAAGAAGAGCCGCAAACAGAACCAGAAGTTCCAACAGCAACACGAAACGCTACTGATACTCAAATACCAGCAGGTTCTCCGCCAATGGGAGAAGAGCCTGTTCAATCGACATCAAAAGGGCACATGCATCATCCCAAACACAAGAAAAAGAAACATCATTGGATTCGGATTGAAACAGACCTTGATTCTCTGGATGTAAAAAAATGGCTTGACAATCTTTACAAAATGCATCATAGTAAAGGTGGTAATGACCATGATGATGATTTGTGGACCCGTCTTGCACATAGGAAAGAGATGTAAATGATAACATTCAAAAGCTTGATGGAGCGATTTGTTACAAAAGGAGACAAAGGTGTTAAGCTCAGTAAGGTTATTTCTTGGAAAAATCATTTGACGGATGATGATATTCGTGCTGCATCAGAATATCTAAATCTCAACATGCCTCGACATCTTTCTGAAGAAGCTACCAAATTGTTTTTAAAACATCGTGACAGGATTGAATGGTATCGAGCAAAAGACATCATTCGTTCTTCAAAATTGAATCCACTACCGCGAGAGAATCAGACTGTCGGTCACAAAATAAACAAGATACAAAACGGGGAAAAATTAAATCCTATTTTACTCGTTCGTCACAACAACCGATTGATTGTTGCGGATGGATATCATCGTCTTAGTGCCGTATATAACACGGACGAATCCGAACGAGTAGCTTGTGTGTTGGTTAGTGTAAAATAAACTACACTACACCATTAAGCATATCGACGTATTGGTCCATTCCGACCCAATACTTATTTGAAAGCCTTCCATAAATTTTATCTAAAGCTTGATTGAACACGTTCGCAAGACGAAAGCTTTCTTTGTGTCCTGATACTCGTTCATGTGCTGTCTTTAACGTACCGTACATATCCGCCCTAATAAGATAAGCTGCACAAATTCCAACGCTTCTGCAAATACCAGCATCACAATGACAAAAGACGACGTGACCTTTTTCAATAAGTTTCACCATCAATTCTACTACTGCAATAATTTCGTTGTCCGAAGAAACGCGAACCAGCGTTCGAGGATGCTTATTTGGATTTCCAATGAATTCAACTAATGGTATGTGGTAAGTTGGAATAATTTTCTTTCCATGTTCGTCAACATCAACAATGCAGCTATGACCAACAGAAACTATAGCAGTGATGTTTTCTGGTAAATTTGAATTTGTAATATCATCGACACTACCTTGATAAAGATTCTCGGTTATCTTCTTCATTTCTGTAAAGTCAAAATGCAGGTATTCACTCCGACACCAGATGAAGCAAAAGCATCACTTGGAAGCTTTTCAAAGCTATATTCCCCTGTTGAATCGAGAAGCGCCTTAAAGTCTGTTGTTCGCTTATTTGTACGGAATAGAACGCCTGTTGACATCACAGTTACAAGCCTTCCAACATCACTCAAACATTCTATCATGTGTGTTGCATGAATGATGTCTTGTTGTTTTGAAAATGGTGGGTTTGCTATGATTCGGTCATAACTTCCAGTAAAAGACAAGAAATCATCGGCTAAAATCTTATATCCCTTTGATTCGAGCACCTTCCTGTTTTCTGGATTCAATTCAATCACGTCCGGATTTGATAACAAGTCAGAAATCGCGCCCTGACCCGCAGATGGTTCGAGCACTGTCATATTTGGACCAATCTTGGCTAACTCCAATAATCGTAAAGCGACGTTATGAGGTGTTGGATAAAATTGATATTGTTTCTTGAGGTCCGTAGCTTCACCAAATAGCAATGCGCTTTCAAGTACCTCAGACGGGTCACTCGCAAATACATGTCCTCCATGTTTCTTGGACCATTTACCACCAAGCATTTCCAGGACTTTGTTTACAGCCACATACGTTGGTCTGTCGAGTTGTCCACTTTTTAGAAGAACAACTTCATTCACGACCTCTGCCTTGCTCAATATGGCAAGAATCGAATCTTCAATTTTCATTTGCTTAATTCCTTATCTCGAATAATTGATGCTATAGCAAGTGCTCGTCTCAGACTATCTAATGCTTGACCGACAGGACCACTATGATTGCAAGCATCCTTTCGACCGACAACTTCGATAATATCATAAGGAGTATCACGCTGCTCCCAGATGCGAGTTATTATTTTTCCTTTTTCAGGATACGTACCAATATTGTATCCAGCATTGACAAGCTCTTCGTATAATTCGTTTTGCCATAGCTGCGATAGTACAGAAGGAGCATCAGCCCAACATTCTTTTGCAGTCGAACCATCAATGTAGGAATACTCAAAGGTTTTATCTTTGTCAGTCAAATAATAGCTCTTACGACCATCATCACGATATAGAACAGCTTTGAATCCTCGTTGTTTGAGAAATTTTTCAGTAAGCTTCTCATCAGAGAGTTTCAAAAGCGGCTCTGCTTGTTTGGCTCTGGTCATAGTAAATTTATTGTTTCAATTGCAGGAAAAAAGTGTTCATATTGTTCTTTGACCTGCTCTTCAAGAAAGGAATCAACCGCACTAGAAGAACGAGCGAGTTCGTACCATGCTGGACTATGCACATCCCAACCGTTTTTACGGCAAGTTTTGGTTGCATAATTTTCCATGATTTCCCGCTCTGTTATTGTATGAACGCTACCATCTTCGAAATTTATTGTAATCTTTCGCATTATCTTGTTTTTATTGTGGGCCTTGTAGGACTTGAACCTACGACCTACCGATTATGAGTCGGTTGCTCTAACCAACTGAGCTAAAGGCCCAATCAAGGAGCTACAGGCTCCTTGTAACTATTACTCACCATCCATCATCTTTAGAAGCTCTTCCGCAAAGGTCTTTACAGAACTATCTTCTGCTGGACCTGTACGCGAACTTATGAAGTCTCGAAGCTCCTTAAAGCTTATTCTGCTCTTCTTGCCGATTGCTTTCTGAATGTCACGAGTAGTGATTTTATTTGTTCCACTCACAGCGTCTTTTTGAGCTTGAGCACTCGCCTTTGAAAGCGTTACGGCAGCAGTTGCTTTGATGCGCTTATTTTTCAATGCCTCTTTGACTTCTTGTGAAGCTTCGCACAAAGCGAGACGACTTTTTACCCATGCTGGTTTTTGATGGATTAATGTTGCAATCTCTTCAATGGTTTTGCCCCACTGTTGAAGTCTACGACAATTGTGAGCATCATCTAAAGGTGTAGTCGCATTACGATGAAGGTTCTCCGCAATATTTCGAATAAAACCTTCTTTCTCATCGCATTGGACGTAAACACATTTTAGTCGAAGACCACCCGGAATGAGATTCCGCTTATTGATTTCTACAATCGACCGGTATCGAGAGAATCCTGAAACAAGAACGGGAACACCCGCCTCTTTACGAATTTCAACCGGATTGATTTGGCCATGATGAAAAATGCTTTCTATCATTTCTTCAATGTCTGGCGTTTCTGCCCGACCGTTAAGGTCTGGATTTATCTTGATATTTTGCGGAAAGAAGTTGTGAATATCTCCGCCACGTTGAACAGGTACATCCCATTTTACTGCCATAGTCTATATTGTTTTTATGAGTAATTAAAGATTATTTGGGACCACCCAACGAATGGTCCCGGTTGCGTATCGTTTTTGGTCTTAGGCTAACGTCTTGGTAAGAATACCAAATGCCTTATCCATTTTCTTTGCAGACGTGCCCATGATAATTTGATTGAACCGGTCTGATTTACGGAAGTTTACACCATGATTGTAATAAGCCGTAATGCCATTCCAAAGTCCATACATATTGCCGTTGAGTGCCGGAGAACTGTTGAACTCCTTCTCAACCCACTCGCTCATGTCAGCAACAATGTTATTGATGCGCGTACTCTGCTCCTCGTTTTCCTTACCCTTTTGCTTGTACTCAGGAGTCGCAACAAGTGTAAGAACCTCGTTGATTTGCTTCGTGTTGACAGAAACACTCGACATCTGGTTGAAGATGTCATTGAGTTGCGTCGTAAGCTGATTTGCAATGTTCAAAGTCTTGTATGCTTGAATGACTTTGTCGTTCATCGTTGCTGTGTGACGAATACGAATAGAAGCACTGTTTAAATTCATCTGAAACGTGTTGCGGCATACAGTACGAACGCACGTCAATCCAATGAACACTCCAGACGTTCCATCATGCGAATTGCTGATGAACAGCATTGTTTCTGTCGGGTCTCCGTTTACTGTGATGTAATTTGGAAGCTTGAATTGAATGTAGACCTTGTGACCAGCACGGTTGTTCTTGTTGTCACTGAAATAACCGCCCGATTCAAGACACAGGTCTTCGATTTCCATGAACGGTGTGACAGCGTCAACGAGTTGTGAATTTTGCAATACTTCGTATCGCGACTTCACGATTCCGAGAACTTCATTTGTATCTTCTCGTAACGTTCCGTAATAATCTGGAACAAGAATCTTCGAATCACCAACCTCTGTGTATAGAGGAACCTTGTTGACCTGCCAATCGAGGTGGGTCTTAGTTAGAAGATTTTCGATTGTTACGCCTTCCAAACGCTCGTAAGGAAGATTACCATACGATTGTTCAGTCCAATTCTTCGATGTTGAACGATGATAAATGTTATCATTGCTGTTAAGACAGCCGACAATAGTTCCCTCGTCTGGATTAACATCCAAAAGATGCTTTGGGCCGACCGCTGTTGAGATGACTCCTGTTCCTTTAAGAACATTACTTAAATCGAGTGTATCATTCATGTGTTTAATTGTTTTGTTAAGTAACTTATGATGATACAACCAGCAGTTTCACTTTGAAGTTCAAAAACTAGGGTTGTTTTATTTATTTCTTTTAGAAAATTAGTCGCCTCCTCCACCTCCATCGCTGCCGCCGTCTCCTCCATCACTTCCTCCACCATCGCTCCCATCGGAACTTTCTCCGGCGTCATTAGCATCCGATTCGGTGGCTGTTTCAGTCGTCTCTATTTCTTCGACCGGTTGTTCTGTCTCTATTTCTTCTTTTTCGCTTGGTGTAATTTTACCTTCATTCACCCATCGACCGCTTGATGTAAGCGTTAGAGAAGTGTTAGAACCGTTATATGGGTCGGAACCCAAATAGTAAATAAAAAAGTCCCCATCATTTTGTATTCCGTATGTTCCATTTTTCAAATGATACACTTTAGAATGAGACGAGATGGTCCTATGCTTTTTTGAACAACAACTAAACGTGAAGACGAACGCACACAATACGAACACATATTTTTTATTTACCATGATTTATTACTGGATGTAAGATACTGTCTATCTTTGCCATCGCAAATGATGACGTTACAAAAATCAAATGAATGACCACATGTTTCCAATTGATGTCTCCTTGAGAGACGAAATCTTTAAGAAGATGAATGCTTGAAACTCCAATAAGCGACATTCCCATTTTAACCTTCAAGGTTCCAGAGTTGATATTGTTTAACCACTGAGGGCGTTCTTCTTCATTGCGGATTACGATTTTCTGAATAAAGATGGAGTATCCTCCTATCATAATCATAACGATAAGATTCCCAATCATCGTAATATCGACAAGATTGAGAATTCCTATTAGAAGCTCTGCTTCTGTAATAACAAGAATGCGTTCGCACAAATCAAGCAGTTCTACGAAAAACTTATAAACATAGATGAGATTGCCAACAAAGAGGCCGACATACATTGGAGCAATGACCCACCGGCCAGCATAAATTAAACGTTCGAAAATTTTCATATCATTCTGATTCCATAATTTTTTCCGCGCTTTTGAAATGTGAATCGACCTATGATTAAACCTCCATTGAAGATACCTTTTCGTATAACCTCATCAAAGTCCTTAAGGAACATGGAATAAGATAGACCCGTTTGTTTATTAATAAATGTCGTACCTGCCGCACTTCGTCCTCGATAGAATCCATCAAACGTCAATGTTGCATCAAACTCAAAATTTTCCTTCCAGACCGTATGTGTTGAAGGATATGATTCCAAATTTCCTTTTGAATCAAATGGAATTTGATAAGACGTTTTTGACATAGCGAAAATTTCATTGAGGTCCAAAAAGATAAATTGTGATTGGAAAAGTCCATTCAACTCGCTCAAGATAATATTGCAGTATGAGTAAGACTTTGTCCCACGACAATCCTCCAAGACCACATCCCAAAGCAGGAACAACTACAGAAGACAATCCCATTATCTGAGCTTCTTTTAGCTTCTGAATGAAGCTTGGCATTGTAGAAGATATGTTTCCAAGATTTGCTGGAATACGAGGATTTGGCTTTGAAGGGAAATTGAACACAAACGGATGTCTTCGTTCTGGATTGTGTGTCATAAACACAATCGAATGCTTGAGAACACGGTTCTTGCAAGCCTCTACGTAAAGCTCGAAATTGTCCGGATACATCTCTCGAAAAAGCTTAGACAGTCCTGCACCAGCAATTCCTAAAGCATTACAAGGATTCACTATTCCATCAGCATTAACTGAAAACATGTCACCAGAAGTTACGATAATCTCTGCTTTCATAAGTTGTTGTTCATAACTGCCTTTACACTCTTTCGGATTCGATTCTACCGTAAGATGCGCAACAAACCGATTATCAAAATTCAATTGAATCGGTTCACCACACCAAAGACACGTTCTAACAGCCATTTTTTAAAAAAAGAAAAACGAACGAACCGTACCTTGGATAAGACTTCGGTCAATTTCCAAATATGGAACGTGTTTAAATCCTTCATCAACTGATATGAAGCCATTGGTTCCAATAAAAACGTTTCCATCGCTTTTCATATCATTATCATGAAACCAAAGCCAATTATTCAAATTTGGTATTTTGATTCCAGTTAGAGTTTTTTCTATACCATCTTTTGAAGCGTTGGTTACACTGAAATTTGATGTAACTCGGCCACAGGCAACTATTGGCACACTAAGTGATGGGTCTGGTTCTTCAATATGTCGAATCATTCCATTCTCATCTGGCTCATGCCATTTCCGCTTCTTGTTTATTTCCATCTTCTCAAGAATGGCTGTCGTGAGATTGATTCCAAAGTCTCCTGCAATATCATAGGCAAACCCTACAATGTCAGCAAGCTCGTATCGAACATCATCAAAAAGCTTTCTGTTGGTCGGATTCTTCTTATAAGCTTCAATAGCATTGATAAGCTCCTGTGCTTCTTCTAGGAGATGAAGTGAATTTGGGACCGAAAGGTCGAGGTCTTTTCCACCCTTCCATATTTTCCTGCCCCACCAACAGAGATAATACTGAATGGCACTCCAAGAAAAATCTTGGCCGCTATCATCTTTCGAATCTAAAACGGCGTCTTGATATGTATAATCTACGAATTCGGTCCAATATTTTTTCATTCAATTCTCTACTTAAGAATATCAAAGATTTTCGTTCGAAGTTCGCGTTTAGCTCTTTCTTCCGAAATCAGACTATCAGGATTTGTTACAATTGGTTCAACATTAATGACACCTTTAAACATTCGAATAGCATTGATTACTTCTTCGGAATATTCATCTTTGATGTCGTTTTCCAAAATAACGATATAACCCCTGTGACGGTCAGACATTTATTTCTCCTGTTTTAAGTGTTCTAGCTTTTCTCATTTCTCTTCGCGCTATTCTATCACAAATATTATTTACTTCATTTCTCGTTGCCCCGCCAGTCACATGACCTTTAACGTGCTTCCATTTCAAGAGAATGTTATGTGTGACAGACAGTTTGCGAACGAATCGAGACAATTCGTCATACGTTCTGGTACCACGATTGTGTTTCTCGAAAAATGCGAGTGCTTCTTTACAATCGGATTGAATCAATACAGTATCACCAGAACGTATGATTCCCTTATTGATTCCAAGTGTCAATGCGTTTGCCACAGCCATCATTTCAGCCGCTAATGAATTTGCCACAGTGTTTTTAAATGGCGCTCCTCCATATATGCGACCTCGTTCAGATTTTATCCATGCGCCCCAAGCAGCTACTTGTAATTTGCTACAATGAGATGCATCTGAAAAAAGACTAACAAACATGATTTTGAAACCAATGATAACAACTCAAAGTTCAAATTTGAAACAGCTTTTTCAAAATAAGGTATTCAATTTTACAATCATCAAGAGCACGATGAAGATTGAGGTCTTTTGGTATCTCGATATTAAGAGCCTTTGCTGCCCCTGTAATGCCAAGCCAATTAGTATTTGAACCATTCAAGCGAGTATGATTGTAGTAGTCAAAGATGGTCCACAGGTCGATGATATGATGGTCTATTTCTTCCCACTCTTTTTGGTATCCTGTTCGCTCATAAGCAGCTTTAAGAAACGCCACATCAAAACCAGCATTCCAAGCGCACAGACGTATAGAAGAGCTTTTAATAAAAAATGAATGAAAGCTCTTAACAAATTGAGCTTCTGTCATCGGCAATGTTGAAAGTTCTTCTAAAGACTGACCGTTAACTTTCATGGCTTTCGAAGTAGCTCGTTCAGGATATAGAATTTTATGCCTCCAACAAAGTTCTCCAATAGATTCAAAAGTGTGACCATCGACCAAAATCGCACCCCATTCAAAAGACTCATGATAACCTGCATTGGTTCCGGTCGTTTCACAATCAATCACGACAATGTTCTTTGCGTATTTACAAGGAATTTGGACGCGTCCAAACAGTCGGTCTAACTGATTCCAAATTTTCCAAACTGATTTTAGATTTTTCATATTCTTGTTTTTATAAAACAAAACCCACTTGAATCTCATCAAGTGGGAATTTTTGTTTGGGGATGATTGATTCATCCACTCCACCATTTGAACTGTGTTCAAACTTCTATTAAAATTAGAGTCCGCTGATTCGTCAAAACCAAACGGACTTTGATGAGAGAAATTCACGTCTGTTACTAATAACGACTTTTTCACAGACTCCCGGTTGTCAGTCGTAACCGTTTTTAATCAAGAGCAGTCCGCTCTCATTATGATAATTCAAAGTAACACTGCCTCTGGTCTTTGTGCGAATCGCCAGCTTCCATTGTCTAACATGTCGCACACATCGCAATGGATTAGAAGTGTTACAAATTCAGTCTCTCATCATCTAATACAACCAAGATTCAGACTTAGAAGTTCCAAATACGCTATTGATGATTTGCTAAGTTTCAATTTCCTTTCCCAAAGGATAACAAGCAGAAGCTATCACCAAAGAATCAATTGAGTCAACAACTCTAATTCCAAGTTCATTTGCCAATTTTACTTCTGCATCTGCTCCTGAACTTTCTCCGGGTAATCGAAGAACGTAGTCACAAATCGTAAGCCATTTATTAAAGTAACAATTCCATTCTTCATAAGACTTGTGACTCTTAAGTTCCCAATAGTGACAAAGATGAGGAACGTATGGTACGTAACCTAAAGCCATTAACGAATCAGCAGCTTCAAGTGCTTTACGAACGTTCTCTTCAACGTCACCAGAATATGGTCCTGAAATAAAAACACTTGCAAATTTCATTCGCCTAACTTAACAAGCCATTTTATCAAGCAAACGGAACATCGTTCTGCCATTCTTTTAGAGTGAAACGAATCTCCACAATCAATGCAGATACGTTTGTTCGTCGTACGCATGGGATAAGAGCTTGGAGCAACTCTAATGGTGTTGTCTATTGTGGTCCATTTTTCTGTATTCATACTGTTGGTAAATCTAAGGTTTCGCATGCCCGAGCACGAATAGCACTGAACGTATCGTCTACAACGATATTACCATTTTCGTAAACAATCCGAGTCGCAGAAGGAAGCCATGACAAATCACCATTTTTGAGATGAATATGTGACTTGTTCGGAACGAGTGTTTTATAATTCTTTCCGTTGCTATCATAACAACTATACAAATCGAGGTCTCCAGATTTGCTCTTCTTCCAACTACCTGTTACTGGGTCTTTATAGATATCCCTTAGTTCATTGTTTACGACCGCATAACACGCCTTATGAGCAAAATTGAAAGTATCTCGATTCACTTTTTGAAGAAGTGCTCCACCCATTCCAAACGCAATATTTGTTGCAGAATAACCGGCGTCTGTCGCTACTGATAAAATTTCAGCGATAGAATCATATTCGATGCCGTCACCTTGAATTACACGGACGTTGTTAAGAACCTTATATCCTTTCGAATTGATTGTAATTCCAAATTTTTCTTCCAATCGTTGTAACACCTGTAACACTATTGTTGCAGGATGACCACTATCTGGACGAATCACCAAAGTGCTACCACTATTGATAACTTCCTCTCGAAGAGTTCCGCCCCATAAATTAGAAGTAGCGTTAAAAATGTCATAGGTGTCGGAAACACATGCAAATATTTGTCCCTGACCACCATATTTTTCAAGCATGTTTCGAAAGGCGTCTACTTCATGTTCCTTTTTCCACAATCACATTGTTGAGTGTTCGTGAGCAGCTATAGAAAAACAAGCCATCGGTTCATTGTAATAATCG